GCAACAACTAATTCTAAAACAAACTTAAAGATAGCAAGGGAAGCAGAGGCAAGATAGTTTCCAGCTAGCAGTGCTTGTAATTAGAAAGCAGAATTCACACCTTAAAGTTCGCAAGCTCACTGTCCACTAGCATGTGTGTAGTAAAAGTCTTCATCCACTGTAGCGAACGACGGCACGACAACCCCTGTGCCGTTGAATGATTCAAAGAGCTCCTCATATACCTGCTTACCTGAGTGCACAGCTAAGAGAGAGACGGAGAGCACCTTTTCCTGGAGTGTTCCAGCACGTGCCCAAGAGAGAATATTGTGGAGGTTCTCTTTAGTCATCTGGGGTCGATAGATGACTCCATCCAGCACGAACCCTCTTTTCAGAAAGCGCATGTCAGACAGTTCGCCCCAACTCAGCTCTCCGCCCTTCGTGGCAGGTGTAATTCTATAGAGTGAGTTTTCAGAGAAAAAGTCTCTAAGTGCTGCAAGGTCAAACTTTTCATATGCACAAATAACCAAGTCATCTCCATAAGCCAACAGTTGGAATGGTTCCGTTGTCAAAGTGGAAATTGCACCACGCATTATGATGTTATTCAAGATGGTATTGAAAATGCTGGTACAAGCACAGCCGGAAGGCAACCCGCCAGTCAGCGTGTACTCCTCGTCATCCCAGATGTGTCTGGAAACAGCTAGGGAATCCACGAAAGCCATTGCAACTTCATCAAAACCGAGCTCTTTCAGAAAGACCTTCAAACAATGAAAAGAAAAAGTACCATGGGAAGCATCGAAGCCTGAGTAATCCACATCAGCAAAATGCTTGTATTTAAATTCCATTGCATACCTTGTCCAGTCAAGATCCGGGTTGCAGCCAACAGCAGAACCAATGTCAACACCATTCTTACTGTGCATCCAAGCTGCCAGCCGACCGAAGAGCATACGCCCAACGATGGCATGGCCCAGTGAAGCAACATCAATCACACGTGTTTTGCCTGCTGCAACCTTTTCAATTGGTCTGGTCTCATCCTTGAGGAAGGTTACAAATTTGTGGTTTCTGAAGTCTCCTGAGAGGTAATTCACCATCTCAGCATAGAGAATTTGGTCCAGTTCAACCTGATAGTGTTCCTTGAATTTAATTAGGTCGGGACGCCGCACATTGCGCGCAACGTAAGGCCAACCTGGAGATTTGTCCATGTCCATAGGGTCCAAGCCAGGAATTCCAAGAATTGCCTCCCCAATGGTCAGGCGCTTGGTTACATCCGCAGGAATGTGCGCCCGTAAAAGCCGAGCGTACACACGTGCAGCACGCACCCAAACGTCTGGCCCATGTGGCATATCGCCAACATGCTTTTCCATTATACTTGCCTTAAACTGGTACGGATTGGTCAAGCGAGGATCACGAGGACTCAACACTGCAGGTGCAACTGTCGTGTTCTCGTCATGGGCAATGGTAGGATAGAAAGCAGTTTTAGCAGGGGTGTACACATAGGGGTGTTCCACAACATCTGATATTTTGCCTTCAAATTTTGAATCAAGCAGAGCTATAAGTCCAGCCTTTGTTATCACTGAAGCAGCACCAACTCCATGGGCACCAGCGCAATGAATTCCAACCACACGTTTGTGTATGCCAGCATCCAAAACAATTAGTGAACCACAGAAGCCTGGTGCAGTTTGTGCCTTGTAACGTAAAACCTGTGGGATGTCTAAGCCTTGCACTGAAATCTTTTCTGCAAACAGAACTGGTTGTATGTCAAACATAAAGGGTGCTTCGTCCATCATCAGTCCTTTCCCAGTCATCCCAGGAGTCACATTACACTCACCTTTGTTGATAAAAAGGTCAGTTATGTCCCTGTAAGCACGGCCCTTGTTGGGAAATTGTAACAAAACCAAATCAGAGGGCATTCCATGGAAGGTGGGTCTCAAAGCCAAAACTTCTTCAACTGGAAATTCAAAGTCTGGTTGTATTAGTTTACATTTTTCAAATAAGTGCCAATTCATAAGCATGTAGCGGTCCCTCACAAAGGTGCCAGTTGTGTAAAACACAACATCATCATGCCTAGTACACTTGACTCTGACCATATTTTTCTTCATAATTGCTGCTTCCATACTAATATTCACAGCATGTGGCCCTTCATAAGAAAGATCAACTAATTTAGCCACAGCCTTCTTCTTTTCCTTCTTCTGTGCTGAGTCACTGTAGGGGCCCTGAAAGAAGATGGTAGATAGCAAGTAAAAGAAAGAAAACAGCATAATAGCAAAGGAAATTACAGTAATCAGTGCTGACATAGTCTGTTGCCATTTGGGTGGATCATTTGGTGAACCAAGCTCCTGATAGCATTCCTTGATAGCCTTAGCAATTTCTTCTGCAGTAACTGGTCTGAGGTTGTTTGTCCCAGCTGTACGAGTAAGCTGGTTGATAAGAGTTGGAAGGACAGGTTTCTCCTCTGTGCCTTGACATTCAGCAGGTCCCTCAAGGAACATGTTGGTAAAATCCATGCTGCACGTCTGACGGCGCCGATGTTCTACCATCACAGCCTCATACACATCTTTGAGGCTTTTCACCTGTCCGGTAGTTCTAAGATTTGTGAATGATAAACACTCCTTCCTAAGGATGGGGGAYCCATGCCTAAGCAGTGTGGGTAGGGGGTTCTCTTCACTGGGTGTTATTGCTCTCTGCAAGTCCAAGCATCCGTTGCAATCCTGATAGGATCGTCCAGCCTCAACGTTAAAGTCAAAATTTATCCTCCTCCGGAGAGCCTCAGGATCGGCAAGAGTAACTGGTCTGAATTCAGGATGGTTGGTAGTAGCTATGATTATACTAGAAGTAAAAAGCATTCCCTTATCAGCCAAGTCAGCTTTGTTAACCTGAAATGGAGCAATAGAAATAAGTTGACAAAAGTGCTGGAAGTCAGCTCCATCTGTAGCTTGTCCAAGATCATCAACTAAGACAACAGGTTCCTGGTTGTAGCCATCCATGTATTTAGTAGATGAGTTCATTGAATAAAAGGATGGTTTTCCCACTAGAGTTTTTGACAATGTCTGAGCCAGGAAAGTAGCTGCAACGGATTTCCCTTGGCCGGGTCGTCCGCGCAGCACAACTAGGATAGGTTCTGGTCTAGCCAAACTGGGTTCAGGTCTGGTAATGAGAGGTAACATGCGCAGCATCTGTGGTTTGGCTATGGCTGCAGCCTGCCGCATCTTGTCAAAATACTGCTTGCATTCCTCCCACTGGGGGTGTCCAGGTTGTGATTTGTAAGTCTGATAAAGCTGGAGGAAGCCCTCAAGGTTTGGTAAACCCTGTTTGAAAACTTCCTCAGGACTGTTCTCCTCCTGCGCCATCCATTGCTTGAGCCAGTCTCTGATTTCATTCAGTCCTTGCAACACCCACTGTGCATTCTTTGCAAGTTGAAACAGGTTATTCATTTCACGCACGTCGGGAAAAGGAGCTTGCAGCTCCCAATCCTCGACACAATCCTTAAAAGGATTTGTGTCATGCCATGCTTCACTAGCAACTTCTACTGCCTCAACAGCAGGGTTCATGCTTGGAACTGAAACTTGGCGTATCAGCTTTTTCAATTTCTCTGACATTCCTGGTGGTGGAGGTGGTTCAGTCTTCATAAGCCCTTTTAAGTATTTAGCCATTTTCACACAAATCTGACCTGTCCATGAACCACCAAGCAGAAATACTGCTGCAGCAGCCAGAGACGGATCTGAACTAGCCTTACACGCCAATATACCATACCCAATTGCCTTGAAGAGCCGTGAAAGCCATTTTGCCTTGAAATCATCAGTGAGTAGAGCCTGCATCTGCTGAAAGGTTGAGAGAGTTTTATACATAGATTTGAGCTCAAAGAGCCCTTCACAAGCCTTGTCTGAAACAAATTTTTCCATGTCTTTCCAGAGCCGAGAAAAGATAGGCCCGGGATTTGTCTCAACATCTCCTGCCTGTAAGAGGAGTTCTTTGTTTGTAATTCCTCCATTTGAAACCTGCACACTTGTTGGATCAGAAATGATGCTCTTCACACGCAGTGCAGTGGTTGTAGTAGTATCAGAAGGCAATTTGACAGCCAGGTATTCACCAGGCCGTGGACAAAATAGTTCTATGTCTCTAAACCTAATGTACATCATGTAAGGACCTCCCTTGTATTGAACATTTGTGCTTGTGCCAGCCACTACCGCATCTGAAACGACAAGTGTCCCAAATGTGGCCCCGGGTGCCTGATTGTAAACTGCAGTTGCTGCTGAAAACCTATCTAATCCATTGTAGGTGTAAGGAATAGTTGAAAGTGGAGATGTGAAAGGAATTCTGAAGAGCAGTTTTCCATTGGCATCTGAATGAAAAAGTGGGCATGCTCCATTGCGTGTGAAAGCACGCATAACTTCGGGCCCACCTGAAAAGTAAGTAGTGGAGGTTCCAGTTGGTATCCGTGATCCTGGAGGATACCAAACTGCAGTGAGCTGTGAAATTTGGGCAGGGTTTGTCTTCAAAACAGGAACTATGCAAATTTCAAGTTCTGCCCTCCAGTAGGTTGCCATTCTGGTGTAATTCATCTCTGGAGCACGAGTAAAAAGAAACTGTGGTGTTAAGGGTATGTTCCGTACTCGCTTCCATGGTTCTGAATTGTCAGAACCATCCAGGTAGAACGTATCAACCCAGAAGAATCTGTCCCACCAGAACCGCACATCTGAGTGGCTAACCCCTACAGGTGCAAAAGGAATCCTCTGTGGGTCCTCAACAGTTGCTGACACGTCTGCAGGTGCATTCACACCGGTCTCACCAGGTTCAAGCACTTCTTCACCATTCTGTAGTGTAATGAAAGGCGTGGAAGGTCCACGGAACTGAAAATCAGCTCCAGCTGCAAAGAAAAGCAGAAGTTGTGCAGTAGCAGGTGAACCAGGTGGAACAGCCAAGGCAGTGAGCTGGAAAATTGTGAGGTAACCACCCACAGAAACATCACTTGCAACTGTTGAAGCAGAGTAGCGATAGTCAGCAGGACATATGTAGGGTATAACAAAATTTGCCTGGCTGTTCAAACCAGTATCAACTATCAGATAAAATCCCTGCATTGCCTCACTGACATTAGTGGGTGTTGTAGCACCTGGTGGAGAGTAAGAAAGAAGATAACGGACGTTTGCCATCTGATTACCGACATACATGGTTATGACTGAAATTGACCCACGATATTGGCTAAACATCCGTCCGATTGAACCAAGTGCTGTGTTCAGAATATGTACAGATGAAAGTGACACATCAATAGTAATGACTGGGGTTGGTGAGGGCACATTGTAGAAAGTTGCTGAAATTTGTGTACCCAATGTTGGTATGCGTGCAATTTGCAGGTAGTCCTCAATCTTTGCTGGTATAAAATCGACTGAGGAACGAACCATTTTACCATAAACAGGTTCTGAGTAAAAGGGTTGCGTAGTTGCAAATTGACCGCTTGCTGGATGTGTCTGTACGACTGGTGGTCCCTCAAAGTCTGTATTTGGTAAACGCAGGCCATGAAAAGTGGGATCCACTGGTCGCACTGATGCTGTAATAGTGAGAGAGGTGGTAGCACCAGTAGCGTAAGTCAAGGGACTGATGACCATCACTACAAGAGTCCACGGATTGTGTGTTGTTGGATCAGAACCAGGTGCTGCATTGGCGTAAGGAACCATCACCTGGGCTGAAGAATTGGTCCGTGGATTAATGATCTGATGGGGATACAAAAAGAACTGTCTAAGATTCCAATTAATGTCAGGTGTTGTTGGTACTGCGATAGTCCTCTTGTTCAAGAAGGTGCTTGAAGTGGTCTGATATGTAAACTCTGGGACGAGGAACACGCCCAGGGCTCCACCGTGAAAGCGTGTTGCGTTCACTTGTACTTGAACATCCCAGCCACACCTAAAGATATAGTGTCTCTGAGCCATAGTTCGCATAACAGTGCCGGCTTGGCCTAGTAGACCAGAAGGCAGAGGTAAAACAAACATATAGCCAAAGGCCTGTGTGGCTTCCCAGTCCCCCAATGAAACTGTGTAGAATCTGTCAAAAGCAGGAATAGACTCTGATGGTTTATCAGCTGCTGAAGTGACCATCTTCTGTTTGGGGAATGGTCCATACACCATGCGCCCAACTGTGTGCTGAGTTAGGAGTGTGGACGTTCCCGCCTGGTCGACGTCAACCCTGTCTGAATTCTCAATATCCTCTGTTTTGGAATCAGCCAGCAAGGGCAAGAGAGATGGTATTGCACTAAGACCGGCTGTAAGAGTGTTGGTCCAGTTCCCGGTGGTGTGGTCGACGTCAGTAGAACCACCGTCATGTCCATAACCAGTGCTTGTAGTGCTACCAAAGTCCGATAAGTCCATGGAATTTTGGTAGTGGGTGTTGTAAAAAGAGTAATTGATGACTCCATGATTTCCATCATTCTTGGTGTTTCCATTGTCAAGCCGGGATGCCCCCGCGCCTTGAAACTCCATGTGTATAACTCGTTTAGAGAATGTCTCAATGGTCTCAACAGAAACATTCTTGACAACCACCCCACGAGTTCTGCACTCAATAAACTCTGCACTACGTGGGATAGTAATGGAAATAGAACAACGATCCTTTTCTGAAATGAAAGTTGGAGTAGACGATACTCCGGCCGATGTAAGGGCCGTGTAAGTATCCCACTCAAGATCATCGCTCTCTGAGTCCGTAGTCCAAGTGTCATTGTCGTAGTGAGAGGGGCTGGATTCCTCCAGACTCTCGTGAAAAACAGATCCAAACCAGAAGGCATGGTCAACCGCATCAATGAGCGCCTCAGTCTCCTGAGAAAAAGCCATCACACGATATTCTCCTTCCATTGTCACCATTAATCAAATAAAAGAATAAAGGAAAAACACTGTCCCCAGTGTTTGTGCCAAACTTAGACGCTTTTTAAATTGATCAGTGCATTTATAGATACACTATCAATCCCCAGCTCAGATCCATAAAATGGGTACCTGCTGGGCATCCTTACATTTGGCGGGGTACACTACAGAGAAGACAACAAAGATATTATAGCTCATACTATGTGTTTTCACTTCTAACACACCATGAAGGGGCTGCTAACCCGTGCCTTTTGGGCCCTGAGGCATGTGTTACCACATGTGATTCCGCAGGCAACATGGCTTAATGTGAAAGAAATTACTAGCACAGTTCAAAACTATAACCAAATTGTCATTTCCTCCGTGAGTGCATTGCAATTCAGTGTGTTGTTGAGAGGTGGAAAGCCCACCCACACTGTCACAGCCTGTGCAAACATGCTGGCCTACCCACGATGGTATGTGGATAGGACTTACGGAAGAACACACGCCCGGGTGACCGGACGTGTGTGAGAAAAACCAATGTTTCACGTCCCACTATAACAAGATCATTATAGAGAGGCGGCTAAAATAATCGTATGGTTGCAAAGATTACTTAAAAACATACAAACTCAACAAAGGGGTCGCCGAAGCGGTGGTCCCATTGAAGCAGTTTGCAGGCAGTAAAACTTGCTTATTAGTTACAAAAGAATAAAGATAAGAAATAAGAAAATAAAGTTAGAAAAGATAGTAAAGATTAGATATATATAGATAAGTAAAGTAAGAAATATAGTAAAGTAAGAAATATAGTAAAGTAAAGTAAAGTAAAGAAACGATATAGATAAAGAAGAGAGAGAGATGTAGTGCCACTGAACCCCAGTGGCCAGGGTCAAAGAGAG